ATGCTATACACATACCAACCATCAGTATCATACTCGCTGTCTTCTGTGTTGTAGTCTTTTTGAGCTGTAGTTCCTTCGTAATTTAATGTTTTAAAGTTTTTAATAGAAGACGGGGCGTCGTTTAATAGTAATGTTACTCTGCTTCCAGAGCTAACAGCACCCGCAAATGTAGATCTATTTGCGTTATCCGAGTGCTTTTGTATATTTCCTTCACTAAAAGTATAATAAAGATTATTTAGTGATAGTCCACTTTCTTGTATAAAGGATTTTCTACTTTCCCAGCCATTTATACTTTCGGCAAAACTTACAGTATCATCAGTTGTTGATCTTGTGTTACTAGTAAAGTCTTCAATAAACGTTATGTTATAATTACCGTTATCCTCATCATAACTACCTATAATGGTATTAGCAACAAGCATTTTATCACTAAAATAATTACTCATACCGTAGTCGGATATTTTGGTTAACCCATCTATTGATAGTCTTAATACAGCACCTCTATCTTTGTCACTAAAATATGCTCTATAACCATAACTTGCAAAACTTTCTGGATTTTTACTTATGCCATATTCACCAGCAAACGGTACAGCTTGACCAAGAACGTTATTTGTTGACGTGAGGTTAATATTGCCATCAGCGTTAAATAAAGCGTCTTTATTTGCTAGTATTTTTAATACTTTATCTTCACATAATGCAATTAAGTCTGTATTTCTTGTGTGAAGCTTTTGTATTGATCCGTACTCAGGATTTAAATCTTTTGTTATTTTTTCAGCTTGTATAAATTGATTTAGTCTGTTTATGCCTGAAGTTGAATTGTATATACCAGAGTATATTATACTGCTTGCTTTATTTTCTTCTTTATATTGCTCGGCTAATACTGTAGATACTCTAACACCTTTGTCTATTAACGGAGCATTATAATCGTCTCGTATTCTGTTAGACTCTACGCCATTGCCAAAACTAAAGCAATTAAAATATGTTAATATTTTTTCTGCAGCTAAATCTTGTATTAAATATGTATTACTAGTTTCATAGTATAAATCTAAATCTACAGCTGGTTTTGGCTCTGTTTCAAATATAGCTGGGCTATCACTAGAAAATGTCTCCTCATTAACTAATTCTTTTACAACCTCTAATACAGTAGGTGTACCGCTCGCTGCTGTTTCACTAACTGTAGTTGAATCTTGTGGTGAAAAATTAAGCTCTTTATCTAACGTTATACTATATCGCAAGCCGTGATTAGACGATTTTTTCTTTTGTATTGGCCCCTTACCCCAGTTATAAACACGCGTAACTCTCGTAGATACAATCTTGTATACGTCCTGGTCAATATCTGACTTGAAACGTAGTAATGTACCATTTGTTCTTAATTGTGCGTCTAAATCAGCGTTTGCTGTTAAGTTTACCCTGTTGGGATATAATGTTCCAGTGTCACCATCTGGACCTATTTCAATTAACCTTATTTCAATGTTTTTACTACCTTTTTTAGCACCTTTACCACCAGTTAAGCTTGAATTATCAACGTTAAAACCAGTTGCTCTATCAATAGCATAAAGCTGAGTACCTGCGTACTCTTCTTTTGTGTTTATACTTGTGTTTATTTCAAATATATTCTGCGCGTTTTTAATTACATAGTTTTTATTAACAGCGCGTGATAGTATGTTATCATCTAATATTGAATCTCTTGGTATTTTAACAAAAAATCTACCTACAAACTCAGGGTTGTTTTCATCAATTTCTTCTTGAAAAATTTCTAATGTTAGATTTTGTGTTTTGTCGCTATTAGTTCCAACAAAATCTATATCTTTACCAAAAGCGCTAACTAAGTTAAACTTCCAAGTATCTGCAGCTTCAGTTAAAACTCCAGTTGTACCTGCGTCTGTAACCTCAACACTGCTAAGTCTATAGTAATTAGACGTATTGTTAGAACTTGATATTCTAATGTACTTATCTGCGACGCTCGATGTGTTTATGTCTTTAAATACACCAATTTTAGAGCCTTTTATTTTAAAAGACAAAAATCCCTCAGTTGGAAACCCTGCTGAATCTACATCAAATAAATCAGTATCACTAGTGACACCTAAACTAAACTTCTTTTGTTTTAAAAAAGTAGGTGCAGAGTTTGATATATCCAATATTTTATATTTAACTGTACCGCCAGAGGTATTATAAACAGAAGTGTTTTCTGTATGCTTCTTTTTCAGTATTAAATACGTTTCATCATCAACTTTATTTCTTTCTGACGAAGGAAAACTCAACCAAACATTACCGTCTTCAGCTTCGTAGTATCTATCCATAGCTAAATTGTAATATTCATTAGATATTTCTTTGATGTAATACTTAAAATGAGTTGCCCAACTTGGCGCAGGTGTAGTAATTTTGGCTTGTATCTTGTTTATTTTATTAGACTGTATTTGATCTATTGAAACAACAGCGGTGTCATCGGAAAATACAGGTGTTTGTCTAC